CCCTTCGACAACCTGTCCGACTGCGCGACCCTGATCAACGCCTACATCAACAGCAAGCAGAGGTGCATCGCCCGAACCCGCGAAAGTTACGAAGTGGTCCTCACTGCCGAAGACATCTCGTGGATCATGGTGCTGGTGAAGATGGCCCGCTCGTTCCAGTCGGGATACCACCCTGACAACTACACAGACGCTGCCGCGTATAGTGCGATTGCTGGTGAGTGCCGAGAAATTCAAATTGAAGAAAATGGGGGAAACCAATGAACTACTTCAATCCGAAAGACGTCGTGATCCACGAAGTCACGTTGAACTACATCGCCAAGGCAGGGGTAGGGTTCGCCCTAACACCTGAGAACGATCAGGCGTTCATCTCGGCGAGGGATATCGATCAACTCAATCTGCAGGTCGGTGACGGACTTCGCATCTGGGCTGTGGACAACCACGCGTCAGAGGACACGTCGCACTACCCGTCTCGCTGGCGTGCTGTGCGCGTCGAGTTGGTCCATCGCATGCGCGAGGCAGCGGCCCCCGCTCCTGCCCCAGTGACGCTGAGCTCCGCCCCGCAGGCCGATTATGAAGTCGCGCTGAAGGCGTTCCTCGAAGAGCGCCGCCCATGGACTGTCAACGGGATCACGCATGCTATCGCTAAGGCCAACCCGACGCTGGGTGCCGTGCCGGACCTGCTGCAGAAAGTGGGCACCCGCCTATCGGCCATGCACCGCAACGGAGAGGCGGCCTGCGTGAAGGTCTACTCGCGGAGCGACAATGACCGGGCCTCGGCTGTCTACTTCGCCAAGAACGTCGATGTGTTCTACGACCACCTCGACACCCCGCTGGATGATGAAGAATAAGGAGAACGACGATGCACATCATGATTGACCTTGAGACCATGGGCACCGGAAGCGATGCCCCCATCATTTCGATTGGGGCGGTGGCTTTTGACGGGAAGGGCGTCGACATTCGCGGCTTCTACAAGAGCGTTGACCTGCAAAGCGCAGTGGCCGCTGGAGCCGTTATCGACCCCAACACTGTCATGTGGTGGATGCAGCAGAGCGACGAGGCGCGTGCCGCCCTGCTCACAGCGGATACCGTGGATATCGTGTCCGCGCTGGATGCCTTGGACGGCTGGATCGTAAACGTCACAGGCAGCAAACCAGAAACGCTCAGCGGTGTTTGGGGGAACGGGGCCAGCTTCGACAACGTCATTGTTGCCGAAACCTACAAGCGCCTCCAGCGCAGTCTCCCGTGGCCCTTCTGGAAGGATCGCTGCTACCGCACCGTCAAGAGCATGTTCCCCACTGTGCCCATGGTGCGGTCCGGCACGCATCACAATGCCCTCGACGACGCCCGCACGCAGGCGCAGCACCTCATTGACATCAACAGGGCCAACGGGAACTTCCTCTGATGCGTCTGTTCATGGACCTTGAGGTCTATAAGAACTATTTCCTTGCTCTGTTCATGACAGAGCAGGGGAAGGTTCGCCGCTTCGAGATATTCAACGACGACGACAGCGGCTTTGACCGAGACGAAATTCTCAGGATTTTGCGTGACCCTGATGTTGAAATCGTGACCTTCAACGGCAACAGCTATGACGTGCCGATCCTGACGTTCGCCTTGGTGACGCCGGAGCCGAAATACATCAAGCGGGCCAGTGATCGCATCATCAACCTCGGCATCCGCCCGTGGAACTTTTACCGAGACGAGGGCTTGCAGCCCCCGAAGATGAACCACATCGACCTTATCGAAGTGGCACCGGGACAGGTCGGTCTGAAAATCTACGGCGGTCGCCTTGGTAGCAAGTGGCTCAAAGAGCTGCCGATTGCCCATGACGCCATTCTGTCTGAAGACGACGTGCAGCTGATCCGCAAATACTGCCGGAACGACACCCTCGTGACGCAGATGCTGTTCAACAGCCTGCAGGGTCAGGTCGATCTGCGCCGGGCCATGAGCGAAGAGTATGGCGTAGACCTGCGGTCCAAGTCGGACGCGCAGATCGCAGAGGCCGTGCTGAAAGCCGAGTTCGAGCGTCTGACCGGAGACACGCCGTCGAAGGTAGAGATTGGCTACGACAGGATCGTCTACAGCCCGCCGCCCTATATCAAGTTCTCCACGGAGCCTCTACGTGAGGCGCTGAATGTCATCTGCAACGTAGACATGCTGATCGATCCCGACACCGGCCATGTGAAGATGCCGAAAGAGATCGAGAACCTGAAGATCAAGATTGGTGGCACCACCTACAAGGTCGGCATCGGGGGGCTGCACAGTCAGGAGTCCGAGATTTCGCACCGGAGCGACAAGGACTGCGTGTTGATCGACAGGGACGTGGAGAGCTACTACCCGCGCTTGATGTTGAACATGAACATGCAGCCGGGCGGCTTCGGCAAGCACTTCAACACGGTCTATGGGAAAATCCTAGAAGAGCGCCTCGCTGCCAAACACAGCGGCAACACGGTCAAAGCCAACTCCCTGAAGATCGTTTTGAACGGCACCTTCGGGAAAACCTCTAACAAATACAGCGCCCTATATGCCCCAGAGTTTATGATTCGCACAACTCTGTCGGGCCAGCTGACCTTGTTGATGCTGATCGAGGCTTTGGAGCGCTATGGGGTGCCTGTCGTGTCGGCCAACACCGACGGCATCGTGATCAAATGTCCGAGGGATAAGCGGGACGACGTCAACTTCATCATCTCCCGTTGGGAGAAGCGCACGGGTCTGAAGACAGAAGAGACCGTTTACAAGGCCCTCTACTCGCGGGACGTCAACAACTACATCGCGGTCAAGGAAGACGGCAAGGCGAAGGCCAAGGGCGTCTACGCGCCTGTCTCTCTGAGCAAGAACCCTCAGACGCCGATCTGTGCCGAAGCGGTCATGAAGTATCTGACCGAGCAGGTTCCGGTCGAGGTGACCATTAGGGACTGCCCTAACGTGACGAAGTTTCTGACCCTTCGCACGGTCAATGGCGGTGCCGAAAAGAACGGTGAGCCGCTCGGTCGCGTGGTCCGCTGGTATTACGCCAAGGGTGAGACGGGGGCTGTTCACTACGTTTCAAACGGTAACATGGTGCCACGCACCGAGGGGGCCAAGCCTCTCATGCTGCTCGATGACAGCCTGCCGGACGACATTGACTACGATTGGTATATCCGCGAGTGCGAAGAAATCCTCATGTCCGTCGGGGCCAAGCCGCGCCCCTTCGTGGAAAAACTTCCACGAAGGAATAGCAAAGCGTGGAAGGAGCTGCTAGAAGCTGGTAAGATCAGAGAGATCAGCAATGGCAAATGGGGATGGGCGTGATGGGTGCAGGGGCGTGGTCATACAGCAGGATCAAGGCGTTCGAGACCTGTCCTAAACAGTTCTACCATACGAGCGTGCTGAAGGAATATCCCTACCAAGAGACCGATGCCATGCGGTATGGCACCGAGTTCCACAAGGCGTGCGAGGACTTCATGCGGGACGGTACGCCGATCCCGCCGCGCTTCTCGTTTATCGTTCCGACGATGGACAAGCTGGCCGCCCTGCCGGGCGAGCGCCACTGCGAACTCAAGATGGGTCTGACTGCTGACCTCGAGCCCTGCGGCTTCTTCGACAAGAACGTGTGGTATCGCGGCATCGTGGACCTGCTGATCATCGACGGGGACGAGGCACGGGTCGTGGACTACAAGACCGGGAAGAGTGCCAAGTATGCCGATACGGGTCAGCTGCAGCTGATGGCTCTGACGGTGTTCAAGCACTTCCCGCAGGTGCGCAAGGTAAAGGCTGGCCTGCTCTTCGTCATCGCCAACGCCTTCATCAAGCAGAAGTATAGCGTGTCGGATGAGGGCGTGCTGTGGAAGCCGTGGTTGCAGAAATACGCATCCTTGGAGAAGGCCCATGAAACCGGCGTGTGGAACCCCCGCCCGTCAGGTCTTTGCAAACGGCACTGCCCCGTGACGCAGTGCGCACATAACGGAGTTTGATATGGCCGAGGCGACCCTCGACGAAGCGGCGAACACCGCCCTGCTGCTGGAGCAGCACATTCAGGGTAAGATCATGACGGCTCTCGTTGACGTCGTCTTCGATGACCCGCAGAAAATCTCCGTTCTGCGCGCCATGGAGCAGGGGCACATTAGCTACGCCACCGCAGAGTTCCGACGCACCTTGGTGCTGTCGATTGTGAACGATTACACCTTCCAGCAGAACATGCGGCAGATGCTCGTAACCGCCGTCAGAGACGAAGTGCGCAGTGCGATGGAGCGGGAGCGTTTGGCGGCACAGCAAAAATATGTTACCATGAGCTCCTCAACCACAACGGTGCGTTAGCTATGCCCTACACGAAGTCGCCTCGCCCCTACAAACACGAGTATCAGAAGCAGAAAGAGCGCGGGGAGCACCCCGACCGCATGGAGCGCCAGCGGGCGCGACGGGCTTTCGATGCCAAGAACGGCAAGGCGGCACGCAAGGGCAAAGACATCAGCCACAACAAGATGCTGTCTGAGGGCGGCAGTAACGCAGACGGATATAAGCTCGAGAGCCCGTCGAAGAACCGCAGCCGGAACGGCCAAAAGCCCGGCAATAAAAAACGTTAGGGACAACCCTAACTTCGGAGAACAGAATGCAGATCATCGACAATAAGGCGCTGCTGTTGAAGCTGCGCAATCCAGCGCAGGTCACTACAATCATCCCCAAGAGCAAGGCCGTGAACCAGCACGAGGTGTTGGTGAGCTGGGGCGTCCGAGAGGCGCAGACCTTGCGAGCCCTCAACATCAAGGTGCCGTCCCCCATTGAGGGCCGCTACGACTGGGCAGGGCGCTTCGCACCGATGGCGCACCAGAAGACCACGGCGTCCTTCCTGACTATGTATCAGCGGGCGTTCTGCTTCTCCGAACCCGGCACAGGCAAGACAGCCAGCGCGATCTGGGCGGCGGACTTCCTGATGAAGCAAGGCATCATCAAGCGCGCCTTGGTGATCTGCCCGATTTCGATCATGGACAGCGCGTGGCGCGCGGACCTCTTCTCCTTCGCGATGCACCGCTCGGTGGCCATCGCCTACGGCACGGCGAAGAAGCGCAAAGAGATCATCTCGCTGAAGCCCGACTTCCTTATCATCAACTACGACGGCCTCGAGATCGTAAAGGACGATATCGCTGCGGCGGGATACGATCTGATTATCGTGGACGAGGCGAGCCACTACAAGAACTCCCAGAGCGTGCGGTGGAAGGTGCTGAACTCGCTGGTCAACCCAGACACGTGGCTATGGATGATGACGGGCACACCGGCGGCCCAAGGCCCCGAAGACGCCTATGGGCTGGCCAAACTGGTGAACCCGCAGGGGGTGCCGAGATACTTCACCTCGTGGCGCGATCAGGTCATGTATAAGGAGACGCAGTATAAGTGGAAGCCGAAGAAGTCGGCGACCGAGGCGGTATACAACGCTCTGCAGCCTGCCATCCGCTTCACCAAGGAAGAGTGCCTCGACCTCCCAGACATGCTTTACGTAAAGCGCGACGTGGAGCTGACGAAGCAGCAGGAAGTCTACTACAAGAAGCTCAAGAACCAGATGGTCATGCAGGTGGCGGGCGATCAGATCACGGCGGTCAACGCAGCCGTGCAGATGAACAAGCTGCTGCAGGTGGTCTGCGGCGCGGCCTACACCGACGAAGGCGAGACGGTCCAGTTCGATATCAAGACCCGCTACAAGGTGCTGAAGGAAGTCATCGACGAGACGCCGAACAAGGTGCTGGTCTTCGCCCCGTTCAAGCACGTCATCAACCTGCTGGCCGAGCATCTCACCAAGGACGGGATCACCAACGAAGTTATCAGCGGGGACGTTTCGGCGGGCGCTCGCACCGACATCTTCAAGCGGTTCCAAGAGCAAGCGCACCCTCGGGTGCTTGTGATCCAGCCGCAAGCTGCGGCCCATGGCGTGACGCTGACGGCAGCGGACACGGTTGTCTGGTGGGGCCCGACGTCCTCGCTCGAAACCTACGCGCAGGCCAATGCTAGGGTCCACCGCAAGGGGCAGAAGAACAAGTGCACCGTGGTGCAGTTGCAGGGGTCTGGAGTTGAGCGCAGGCTCTACAAACTCCTTGACGAGAAGATCGACGTCCATACGAAGATCGTCGACCTTTACAAAGAACTGCTTGACTAAAGCAGCATATACCACTAAAAATCAAATCCTGATAGTGAAGGAGAACCACTATGAGTGCAGACACTGCCGCTGACGCGGCTGGCATTCCCGTTGAAAAGCTCACCAAGGTCTACATAAAAATCCGCGACAAGCGGGCTGAGCTCAAAGCTGCTTTCGATGCCGAAGACAAGGCGCTGGTCGAGAAGCAGGACAAACTGAAGCGGGCTCTGCTCGACTACTGCAAGACGCAGGGTGTCGACAGTGTCCGCACCGCAGAGGGAATTTTCTACCGTTCGACGAAGACGCGCTACTGGACCAACGACTGGGAGTCGATGAACAAGTTCATCATGTCCAACGAGGTTCCAGAGTTCTACGAAAAGCGCCTGAACCAGACGACGGTCAAAGAGTTCCTTGAACAAAACCCCGACGTGCTCCCGCCCGGTCTGAATGTGGACAGCGAGTACGTCATCACCGTGAGGAAAAAGTGATGCAGGCAGGGACCAACCCCTTTGTGTCTATCGAAGATGTGGCCAAGCACTTTGCGGTTTCGGTTTCGACCGTCCGCAACTGGGTGCGTCAAGGGGAAATCCCGAAGGACACGTATCTCAAGGTCGGCCATGTCTACCGGTTCGATCTTTTGAAAGTCGTGGAGGCGCTGACCAACGCGCCGAAGCAGATGGAACTCGATTTGGAAGGAGACGAAGAGTGACGAAGGGTGAATACCGCGTCGGCATCAACTTCAACCCCAGCGCCGACGACAACGTCGGCCTGATCAAGCGCGCGGCTGCGGACCTGATCGACTACATCGAGACGATCCCCGGCGCAGAAGTCCGCTCCATGCGTGGCAGCGAGGTGGGACGCCTCAAGGCGCTGGCTCAGACCGCCATCGAAGAGGGCGCAATGTGGGCGGTGAAAGCCGCAACGAAACCTGAAATCGGAAACTAAGGAGAACTACAATGGGTGAAATGACCCTCTTTGGCGGCAACAATCCTCTGGTCAACAGCGAGCTTTTCAAGTCGCTGCGGGACATGAACAAGACCCTTGCAGGCGGCCCCGGCGGCGCAGGCAAGCGTATCTCGATCAAGGGCAACAAGTTCCGCCTGTTCGTCGACGGTGAGCAGGTCTCGGTGTCCAAGGAAGACACCATGAACGTTGTCGTGGTGAACGCGGCTCCGGTGTCTCGGACCTACTACGAAGGCACCTACGACCCCAACAACCCGACCGCACCCGCCTGCTGGTCGACCGACACCAAGGCACCCTCTGCCGACGTGCCCGCCGAGAACCGCAAGGCATCGCGCTGCGGTGACTGCCCGATGAACGTGAAGGGCTCTGGTCAGGGCGACAGCCGCGCCTGCCGCTACAATCAGCGTCTGGCCATCACGCTCGAAGGCAAGCCCGACGAGGTCTATCAGCTGCAGCTCCCGGCCACCTCGCTCTTTGGTGACGCCAAGGGCGGCAAGATGCCGATGCAGGCGTATGCGAAGTTTCTGGATGCTCACAACACCCCGATCATCGCAGTCATGACTGAGATGCAGCTGGACGAAAACTCGGAGACGCCGAAGCTGTTCTTCAAGCCGGTGCGTCCGCTGAGCGAGGAAGAGCTGGAAGCCGCCGTGGCGGTGCGGGACAGCGAAGACGCCATCAAGGCGATCACGCTGACCGTGGCGCAGACCGACGGTGTGAAGACGCTGTCCGAGAAGCCTTCGGCCAAGAAGAAGTTCGTGGTCGACGAAGAAGACGATCCGAAGCCGAAGGCAAAAGCCAAAGCCAAGGTCGAGGATGATGAAGAGGTCGAAGAGCCGAAGAAGGTGGCGTCTAAGAAAGCGGCACCCCCGGCTGAAGATCAGGACCTGTCGTCTCTTGTCGGAGAGTGGGACGACGAGTAATCCTATCTAGGTTCGCCGCGACGGGGTAAAAGAAAAACCTCACCTCGTCGCGGCACCCCAACAGGCAGAGTGGCGGCAATGGATACATCCACGTTTTTGCGGAGCGTTCTCGGCTCTGCAGGCTATTACTGTGTTCTCGCATTGCGCGAAGGTAAGCGTATTCAGAAATTCTACAGCACCATCGACGCGCTCGAACATGCTGCCTCCAACTTCGATGACAACGAGTATGATGCGTATTTTGCTCTGGCGACCTTCGCCACGGACGATAGCCGCGAGGCTGAGAACGTCATGCAGATGCGGGCGTTCTATATGGACCTCGACTGTGGCGTTAACCTGAAGACAGGTAAGCCCAAAGAATTTCCCGACCAAGGCACGGCCATCAAGGCCCTGCAGGTGTTCTGCAAGGCCAACAAGCTGCCCAAGCCCACTCTGGTCAACTCCGGCTACGGAGTGCACGTCTACTGGCCGCTGCGGGCCCCCGTGGACTATGCCACGTGGTTCCCTGTCGCTGAACGGCTGAAGGCGCTGGCTGCCGAGCAGGGGTTCAAGGCTGACTCCGCTGTGACCTCCGACGCTGCCCGCGTCCTGCGGGTTCCCGGCACGCGCAATCACAAGGGCGATGTGCCTGCGGCAGTGACGGCGCTCGGCGTGTCTGCACCGACCCCGGTGGACTTCAAAGACTTCGCCGCCCTGCTGTCGGCGGTTCAGGTGTTCACTCCGCCGCCCCGGACCAAGTATGTGCCCGCCGATGGCAACAGCGCTCTGATGGACGCCCTGATCGGCAAGAAGGAGTCGAAGTTCAAGACCATTGTCTTGAAAACGGCGGCGGGCAAAGGCTGCGCTCAGATCGGCTACGCCATCCGCAATCGCGCTTCGCTGGACGAGCCTATGTGGCGCGCGGCTCTCTCGGTAGCCAAGTTCTGCACCGACGCTGACAAGGCCGCCAAGCTCGTCTCAGAGGGCCATCCCGATTACGACCAAGACGACATGTATGACAAGATGGACCGCATCAAGGGTCCATACCTCTGTGGTCGGTTCGAGGAATATAACCCCGGCGGGTGCGAAGGCTGCCCGCACCTGAACAAGATCAAGTCGCCCATCGTCCTCGGCATGCAGTTCAAAGAGGCCGCGCCGGAAGACAACGTCGTTGAGGTGGCCGATCCGTCCGAACCAGAAGCTGCTCCGAAAACCTATGAAATCCCAGCTTATCCTAAGCCCTACTTCCGTGGCGCAACCGGTGGTATATTTATGCGGGTGGTGGATGACGAAGGTGAAGTCTCGGAGCGGATGATATGGCACAATGATCTTTACGTCGTGAGACGCCTGTCCGACCCCGAGCAGGGCGAGATCATCGAGATGCGGCACCACTTGCCGAGAGACGGGGTGAAGAACTTTGTGGTCCCACTCTACGTGGTCACCTCAAAAGAAGAGTTTCGCAAGGTGCTCGCCACTAACGGCGTCATGGCAATCAACAAAGAAGTGGACGCGATTATGACTTTCACACAGAGCATGGTCAAAGAGCTGCAATACAGCACGCAGGCCGACAACGCCCACCGCCAGTATGGCTGGCTGCCCGACTTCAAGGGCTTCGTTCTTGGAGACAAGGTGGTCTTCGCAGACCGCGTCGAGTTCAACGCACCCTCGGCATCCACACGCGCGATGTTCGAGTTCTTCCAGCCGAAAGGCACGCTGGATGGGTGGAAGAGTGCCGTTGGGTTCTACAACAGGCCGGGCTTCGAGCTGCATCAGTTCATCGTCTGCGCCGGTTTCGGCTCCGCCCTGATGAAGTTTCTGCCGATCAACGCTGCCCTGCTGCACCTGTGGTCCAAGGATTCAGGCTTCGGCAAGACCCACGCGCAATACGCCGCGCTGTCGCCTTGGGGCGATCCCCGCAAGCTGCTGCTGAAGGAAGACGACACTAAAAACTCGTTCATGAACCGTGCGGACGTTCTGCACTCTCTGCCAGTTTGCATGGACGAAGTTACGAACATCCACCCCAGAGAGGCGTCGTCGCTGATCTATCAGATCACCGGGGGCCAGCAGCGCAACCGCATGTCGTCGAACGGCAACACCGAGCGCTATCGCGGCGATCCTTGGAACCTGCTGTTCATCTCATCGGCCAACACCAGCCTGATCGACATGGTGGCTATGGCCAAGGCGATGCCGAAGGCAGAGGCTCAGCGGGTTCTGGAGATTGAGACGAGCAGGCTCTTCACTGAGAAGGCCGACAAGTCGCTGACGGACAAATTCAGCTTCGACATTCAGAACAACTATGGCCATGCAGGCATCCCGTTCGTTCAATACGTCATGAGCAACCTCGCAGAGACCCGCATCCTTGTGGAGACGCTGCAGCGGCAGATCGACAAGGCGGCTGAGCTTGGGCCTGAAAATCGGTTCTGGTCGGCGGCAGCGGCAAGCTCCCTCGCGGCGGCTGTCATCTGCAAGCACCTCGGTCTGGTGGACTACGACATCCCCACCCTAAAGAACTACATCATCAAGAGCGTGCTGAAGGGGAACAAGAACGTCAGCTCTGAAATGTCCATGGACCCGATGGACCTCGTGACCGCCTACACTTACCAAAACTTGGGCCGCATCCTGCAGATCAAATCCACGATGGACCGCCGCTCCAAGGAGACGCTCAACGGCATCGACGATCTGGTGGTGCCAGATCAGCAGCCGAAAACAGCGGATATCGTCGGACGCTACGAGACGGACCTGCACATTCTCTACCTGCTGCCGACGCCGTTCAAAGTCTGGCTCGGGGATCAGCAGATCAACTACAGCTCTGTGATCGCCGATCTGAAAGACAAGTATCACGCGCGGAAGGTGAAGGTCCGCCTGACCAAAGGCACCAAGCTGCAAATGCCGGTCGCCGACGTGATCGAGATACCAATCGTTCTGAACGACAAAAATGGCGAAGAAAATAAATGACTTAGACCCCGACGGGTTGCGCATCATCGTGCCGTGGGAAGATATGCAGGTGGACAGCTCGTTCTTTGTCCCCTGCATCAACGTCGAGCTCTGCTGGAAGCAGGCCGTCGAGATCGCGAACCGGTTAGGGATTTCCCTAAGATGCAAGCAGAGAATAGAGGCCCAGTGCTTGGGGTTGCGGATATGGAGAACCGCATGATATTGTGCGCTTGACAGAAAAGCCTGCCGCCAGCTCGCCGACTGTCGTTCTCCGTACTAGCCCCGGCTTCGCGCCGGGGCTTTTTTCTTAGAAAAGCTGCAGCCCTTTGTTGTATTGGCTCGACAGCTCACGCAGTGCGTCCCGCACCACGGGGTTGATCGACACCCCGCTATCCATGGTGTCAGTGGTTCTCTGGTGACTCTCGAGGGAGCTCTTCAAAAACTCACGGTCGATGCGGGCTTCCGGGTAGCGCTGGCCCACGTCTTCGTTGAACGCACGGATATCGTCCATGGCCTCTTTCATCCCTTCGATGTCGCCGACGCGGGCAGCGATGTAGTACCGACGAGACAGTTTGGAGCGCTTCTCGACAACAGCCTTGCTGATCTTCACCTTGAGCTGGTTCAGGTCTTGCTGCAGGCTCGCCTCGTTAGGCTTGAAGCCGATGGCTTGGCCGATGAGGTCAAGTGCCCCCAGATCGCCTGTGACGAGGTCTCCGCGCCGGGTTTCGATGTCCCCGCCTTCTGCACCGATGCGGGCCGATTTGACAAAGTTCCCAATCGAGGCGGGCAGCATGTTCTCAATGCCGCGAACCATGTCACCTTCCCCGCCCGTCATCGCTGCGGCGAACTCATTGATGCCTCGGGCCACCTTGGTCGTCGTTGACCACGCAGGGCCGCCGAGAGTGGCGACAAGGGTCTCTTCCGCCGACGGGTTGGTGTTGTAGCGGTTCTCTCTGATCAGAAGCCCAGTCAGACCGATGCGGGACGAAATGTCGACGCCCAGCGCCTCGGACAGGAAGCCCTTGTAGAGACCTTCCCCGAGGTAGCGCCGCGTGATCATCTCGGCGTCCTCTTCGTCGTCTCCGAGGAAGGCGTTTGCGATCATTGCCGCTCCGCCGAACACAGGGACGCCGGACACGCCAGCCAGTGCGAAGGACGAGAGCTGGATGCCCAAAAGCTGTTTGAACGCGGCCTGACGCATCTCCAGCGTGAACTCCGGGTCTTTGCTGCCGAACACGACCTGCTTGGCCAACTTCATCTGAAGATAGAAGAGGGTGAGGCCGTAGTTCTTAAACATCAGAGCCGCGCGCCCGATGCCCTTCTGGGAGAAGCGCGAAGCCGTGGCGAGGGTCGCACCGCCACTCGTCTCTGTTGTCTGGTACACGGCGCTCTCGGCTGCCCGCTGCATCATCTGTGCGTCGGTCAGGCCACGCTCGGCCTTGGTCGGGCGAGAGCGCATGCGAGCCAGCTCCAGCTTGTAGGCTGCAACCAGAGCCACCTGACGGTTGGCGCGTTCGACGTTGTGGAACAGGAAGCCACTGTAGGCCGAGAACTTGTCGGCAAGGCCGCGCGAGCGACCGACCTCTTCCGCACCGATGCTGTCGTAGAAGATGGACCGGTTCAGCTGCCCGTTCTTGGCAGCAACGTCCACCAGAGGGCCGAGATCAGCCAGCTCCGCACGCAGCTTCTCAGGCACGTCGTCGCGCAGGACATACTCGGCAGTGCCACCCTCGGCTTCCTTCAGCACAAAGTAGTTGTCGATGGACGGGGTTGCCGCCACCTCAACTTGGGACTGGCCCATGTATTGCGCGGGCAGCTCAAGGTTTCGAGACATGCCGCTGTTCAAGAACAGCTTGTATGCGTTGCTGATCTGCAGCGCCGTGCCGCCGATGCCGTAGCGGCCAGCCAGATACGGTGCCACGACAGTGGGGATCGACGCGAGGTTGACCAAAGCCGACGATACGTTGAAGCCGATGGTGAACGTGAAGGCCGCACGGTTCACAGTCTGGATGGCCTGCTCAAACGCACTGTGCGGCGGGTTGGTGGCGAAATCGGCACGGGCAATCAGCTCGCGGATCATGGCGATCTTGTTGGGATCGTCGATGTTTTTGCCCTGATTGCGGATGCCCTCAGTCACCGCACGGATGCGGTTGCTATAGGTGTGACGCACGCCCTGCCGACCGAGGCTGTACGCCTTGAGGCGGAACGCCTCGAAGCTGTCCTCGATGTAACCCTTGGTGCCTTTACGGCGCTGCAGCGACCGGGCAAACGACGTTTCCGGCAGAGCCTCGACGAACATGCGAGTGATCTCTTGCTGAATCTCGTCAGAGATTTCTTTCGAGACGCCTTGGTTCGCGAGGTTGGCACGGATGATGGAGATCGTGTCCTTGACGAACAAGGAGTCAGGCGTGCGCCCGCGCTCCACAATGTCCAGAGACGTGTAGAGGTTGAAGACGGGCTTGCCGGTCTGATCCTTCACGATGCCGGGGAAACTCTGCAGCTCAGCCATCGCACGGTCGCGGGCGCGGGGGCTTTCAAAGACTTCCTTGACCGGTTCCGTGGTGTTGGTCTCCGGGTCGAACGCGCTGTATTCGAGCCAGAAGTCGCCCTTACGAGCGAGGGGGAAGTAGGGCTCGATCTTGTTCATGTCAAAGAACTTGGCGTAGATGCTCTTTTTGACCTCGGATGCCAGTTCCGGGTTGGACCCCAGTGCGATATCGATCTTGCCTTCCAACGCCTTGCGGAGCTGGAGATACTGCTTGCGATACAGGGCACGCATGAGGTTGTAGAGGCTGCGCCCCTCTGGCCCGATAGCGTTCCAGTCCTTTTGAAGATCGGCGTAGACACGCATCTTATCCGGGCTGGACTCGTACTTCTTCTTGGCCGCTTCTGGCGACAGAGCCGGATCGACTTGGTAGCGCGTTGACTGAGTAACCACCTTGTCAAACATGGGCTTGCGCGCCCCGTGCGTCTTGAGCCAATCGGTCATGACCTTGAGGACGCTATCGACCTCGCTGTCCGACTTAATGGAGGCCGCATCGAGCTGTTGCATTGCCATCTGAAGGTCGTAGGCACCTTCGATCTCAAGGTTCTTGGCTACGTCGGCCACAGCCTGCATGCCCATAAAACCCAGAACGCCGCGCTTGGCCGTGTCGCTGAGGCCGGACATAACGCGAGAAGCCTCATCGCCGAACTCTTGCGCGAACTCAGCGGTGCGGGGAGGGAACGAGCCTGCCATGTCGGCGATGCGATTGAGGGTCACCGTTGCGCCCTCTGGGGTTGCGATCTTCCGCATGGACCCGACGCCGTCGCTGTCGATAGGGGAGGTCATCATTTGGAAAACCATCTGATCGACAGCATCGAGCGCGTTCGTCGGAGCCTTGGTCGGCAGCCCGACAATGCGACGGATGAAGTTGGTGACTTCATGAAGGAAGCGGTCGAACGCAGAGAACCGACGACCCTTCGGGTGAAGGGCGGCGAGCTCCGCTTGGAACGTGGGGTTGCTGAACGCCTCAGCAACGAACTCCATAAGGTTCTCTGTTCCCAGCACGCTGCCGAGGAGCGGGCGGGTTTCGTTGAACAGCTTCTCCAGCCGTGACCGCATCGGGGTTGGGGTCTTCTTGAAAAAGACCTCGTTCACAGTAGCCGCGTGCATCAGCTCGTGCAGAAGCGTATCGAAAGTGAGACCGGAGTCCGAGTCCAGCAGAACCTCACTTGTACCCGCTGTGCCGTTGAAAACGTACTGCCCGTGCAGCTTCGCACCGTCGCTGTCGCGAAGATCAGTCTCGATCCGAACTTGGGTGCCCTTGACGTAAGGCTGCAGTGCCTTCGCGATCTGCGCGACACGCGCGCTCGGCGCATACCAACGGGCGGCCATGATGGCCAGCTCGAGGTTGCCTTTCCGCAGCTGGTTCACAACAGCCGGGTGCAGCGGTGTATCGAGCACCTGCACGTCTTCCGGCTGGTTGAACTTGAGCTCCATGATCCGCTCGACAGCGTATTGCTCCTGATCCTGCGGAGTCATTTTGCGCATGCCGACGGCGCGTTTCTGCACTGGGGCCTTGGTCTCTTGGACCGCGCCAAGCAGGGCGTCGAGCCCCTTCCCGCCGAGGGAGACGAGCGACTTTGTCTCAGCCTTCTGCGCGGCCTTGGTCTTGGCCTGAACGTCGAGCTCCCGCTCGAACTCCATCTTTTCGTCAAGCGTGGCGCTGCGCCCGCCGATGGCGGTAGAGCTGGGCAGAGAGGACGTGGCCCGCATCGGGACCTTAGCTTCCTGCGCCTTCCGATATTTGCGCTGCAGCTCCCGCACCTTGACCTGAGTCTGCGGAGACATGTTGGCTTCGACCCAAGCAAGGGCTTCCTTGGCGCGCTCGGCGCTCATGCCTTCAAAGAACTCGCGTTCCACCGGAGATACCGCTTCGTCGCCAGCCGGGAGAGTTCCGGCCTCGGCTTCAAGGGCCTTCTGGTTTTTGAACCGCTGGTTCTCCAAGGTGGCATCGGCCACCATGAACTCGAGGGCGTCGATGGGCCGCTTGAACCGCGAGAAGTAGTTCTGTGCGTTCTCGGCGGGAGCTTGGCCCTTTTTGGCCTTCTTCACTGCGCCGGGCTTGAAGAGGCTCAGAACAGCGCGCTTGTCGTCGGCTGTGGTCGGGTCTTCTGCCACCAGCGCATCCGGCGTGGCGTAGTCCTGCACAAGGGCAGCGAGATCGGGCTTGTCGGCGAACCGAGCATCCCATGCGGAGTTCAGCTCTGACTGCAGAGCCGAGTTGTCAGCGATCTCGCGCACCTGCCGCATCGGTTCAAGGGCCTTCTCCGCATCGCGCAGAGTCAGCTCGTTTGCGGTCGCAGTGAGGCGAGGCGTTGTGGACGGAGCCTTCGGCGGCACTGGAGCAGTAGCTCCGGGCGCGACGGCTGGCACCTCTGTCGGCGGAGCCGTCAGTGTATCCGGCTTGCCTCCTTCTGGCACTCCAGTATCCACAGGGCTTGGCAGATTTCCTCCCAGTCCTTCGGCTTCAGGTGGCACAGCTCCGGCGGCGGCTGCAGCGTTGCTGTCGATTCCTTCGACTGCCACGTCTGGTGCACCACTTGGAGCGCTAACTCCCACTGCTGCTGGTTCAGCTTCCGAAGGCGGCTGGACATCTTTGACCTCCTCAGGAAGGGTTACGGTAGCAGGGCTCACCTGCTCCGCCGTTTTGGGCGCAGGGATGGCCGCTTGGATTTCCGCGACGGTGGCAGGTAGCGTGACCTTCCGCTTCTTGTTCTTTCCCGCCGGTGAGACGACGCCAACACCCTCGAGCTTTTTCAAAATCCCCTGCGCTGTAGGGTAGCTGACACCAAGAGCTTTTTGCACAACAGGCGTCGACGCCTCGCCCGCCGTCTCTACGGCTTGAGCGGCGGCCATGAGCTGCGGCTCGCTTGCCAAGCTCTCCATCATCGCACGTGGCACGTTGGACGTCGGCCCGCCGCTAACCGATTCGGGCGGGGGCGGAGTAATAGCGACTGTCGGCGCGTTTGCCGCAGGCATGGGTTCCAAAGTGCCCGGAGCGGGCAACGCTGCCACTGGCGGCGCGGGCAGAGCTTTCGGCTTTTCTTCTATCGCTTCTGTCGGCTCTGTGGGTGCGGGGGGAGCCGCGACTTTAGGACGAGGGCCAGCGATACCGCCAACGCCCCCAGCACCGCCACCGAGAACGCCCCCTGCAATACCACTGTCGATATACTCTTGGATCGCGTCGGGAGTATCAACAGGGAGTCCAGCCTGATGGCGCTCTAGGACCTGCTGCCCGATCTCGTTAAGACCTTCGGTAGCGGCACCTGTAGCGGCACCTGCGGCTACGCGGGTGAACAGTTTTGCGCCGGGGCGCAGGAAGATGCCTGCACCGCCAAGGGCGTTCGTGATGGAAGTCAGAGCGGCTTGACCGACGGTGGCCTCGAGGGCATCGGTGAGATCGACAGACGCCTTGCGGCCAGCTGCGACTTCTTCTTCCTGACGCTGCACGTTTGAGCCGAACAGCATCGGAGCTTCGGTGAGACCGGAGCCGACACCAAAACCTGCCACAGCGCCGACTGGGCCCGCCGTAAGACCGCCAGCAACAGCACCGGCTGCGCCGCCCGCCAGACCAATCCCTAACTGTGGGGCCTGTTCGCCCGCAAGTTCCCCGAGATAGGTTAGGGCCGACCCTATGCCTGTAACGTCTTGACGCTGAGTGGGGGCGGGCTGCTCGAACTGCAGCTGGAACAGACGATCCTCGGCGGATTGCTCCATGCCGCGACCGAAGTTGGCAATGCTGGGAAGCCCCAGCTGCTGACCGATGGTTTCAACCGTGGTGCCAAGGGCCGACTTCGCCTGCGGCATGCCGCGCGCAATGCCGCGACCAAGAGCAGTGCCGTCATCCGGCTCGGCAAGAGGTTTGCCAACAAGGTCAGAATACCGCTGAGCGAACGTCGCTTCGCGTTCCTCAACCATCGCACTGATGCGAGCTTTTTCGGTTTCGGAAGGGCTGTCGCCCTTGATTTTGACGTTGTAGGTTCGACCGCTAACACGACCGGGAATCTGGATGGTGCCCATACCCTAACTCCTTAGTTGTAGGGAGTATACGTAAAGGGCCCCATCGAGACTAGGGCCTTATTCGTCTGCCGCATCCACGTTGTTGTCGCCGCCATCTGCGGAAATCGGAGCGCCATACAGCAGGGACTGGCGAAGAGCGACAAGCTGGCCCCGCTCATTTTGCATCTCGGCGAGCTGCATCTCGCCTTCCGGCGTGGTTGCTGCAAGGCCCGAGGATGCGTCCGAAATCAGAGTATCCAGTCGCTCAATGTCAGAGTTAACTGCGGACAGATAGTCCTTCAGCTTGAGCCCCGCGATCCCTGCGCTGCCGCCCCCGCCAGAGCCTTTGGCCGCTGCCGCTGCGCGGGACAGACGAGACTGCTCAATGGCCCCCATGAGGTCCAGACGATCTTTGTCATACTGATCCCGCGCCGCACGTGCAGCCTCGACACCCTTAAGGCCAGCCTCGCCAACCGCACCGAGAAGCGTGGGATTGGTGGAAGACATCATGTTCAGGCCGACCTGCGCCAGAGCCAGCCACTTGTCCTGCTGAGCGGCCTTTTCGCGGCGACCAAGGGCGTTCATAAGCTCTTGCTCATAAGACGACATGCCGCCTGCACCGGCGATGCCCCCGCCGCCACCTCCCGACCCAGCTCCACCGGCTCCGCCGACTCCACCGGCTGCCGCCGCCTCTGTTTCCTGCGCTGCGGCTTCCTCTGCTGCGCTGTCGGCAAGGAGCTCGTCGAGAGTTGGCGCACCGCGCCCCTTGCGCTCAAACGCCGGGCCTTCGCCGACAGCAGCGGCTGCACGTTGTGCGTCAATGGCTTTCTGCTCTTCAACGGTTCGGCCTGTGACGGCACCGCCAAAGTCGCTGAGACCTGTCATGACCGGATCAACCATGGCGGCCAGAGGATCAGCGGTGCCAGATGCTCGGGCCTGCTCGTATGCCAATTGCCGCCCGGAAGGCGCGGGCCGAGGGGCACGCTCTGCGCGCAGCTGGTCCATGGTGTCTGCTGTTTGGGACAGTTTCTGGCTATATACGTCTTGGGTCGGGGGGAGCAGAGTGCCCGTTTTGGCAGCCAGAGTTTCTGATAGAGGGCGGCCATAGGTCATCGGCTGGACTTGAGGGGCGGGCTCAGAGAACCCGCTCACCGGGAAACGTCCAGTCAGGTCTTCCACGTAAGAGGGATTCACCCCGCCAATCCCAGAGGCCTGCTGCGGCTCCATGCCGACCATACGTTCGCGCAGTGCGCGGCCACCGGCACTCTGTTCAAGTTGCGCCGCCTGCTCATCTCCGACGGAGCGCAGGTATTCTTCCACCGACATCCCGAGACGGTTGGCCATCGCACGGATGGCCGGATCGGTCATTGCTGCGCCGCCCTTCGCCATCTTCTTGACGGGGCCGCCTGCGGCCATAGCCTGCACCCCGGTGCTTTCGGCCATGTCGGTCTGAGGTGCCATTGCGCTCGCCATGCTGGCAAGGCCGCCCTGAGGGACGCCTGCGGCAGCGATAGCCTCTTGGGCCACCGTCCCCTGATCGTTTTTGCCCTGCTGCGCAGCAAAGTCCTGCTGCATGCGCTGGCGGCGCATGATCTCGCTCAGCACAAGATACTGCGGCGCGTTGCCCGTAGGCGACTGCATCTCTCGCACGAGCTGGTCCTGCGAGAAGTTCTTCAGCTGGTCTTGCACTTGGACGATGTTCATTATTGGAACGCCTTATAGAGGGACAGCGCCGAGAGCCCCGCACCGAGCGTCTGCTGGAGCGGGTTGTAAGATTGATACCCCTGTGTCGTTTGCGACGACGAGGGGGCCACGGGGAGCCCCTGCAGCATGTCCGCCATAAAGCCGATCTGCTCTTGAGAGTATCCCTGCTGGCGCAAGTAGTCCTGATAGCCAACATCAAGCCCCGCTTGGGTCTCGCTCTGCTGAGCTTTGCCGATGGCTTCGAGCATCTGGGCGTTCTGGATTTCTGCAGCGCGACCCTGCTCACCAAGAGCTGCCAGACGACCGGCTTCTGACCCAGCCGCACCGAGTGCTGCCAGACCTTGACCTGCGCCAAACTGACGAGAGGCTTCCGTGCCAGTCTGAACCCGTGCGGCTTCGGCGGCTTGTGCAGCCTGAATGCGCGATGCTTCCTCGATGCTGATGCCCTGAACGCGGGCCATTTCAGCGGCCTGTGCAGCCTGCACCCGAGCGTTTTCTTCCTGAGCTAGTGCCTGCAAGCGAGCGCTTTCCCCCGCCAGACCGCCTTGGACGCGGGCAGCCTCTTCGACGCTAATGCCCTGAGTTCGGGCGAGCTCTGCTGCGGTTGCCGCCTGCACGCGAGCAGCTTCTTGCTGCGACATTCCTTGTACGCGCGCCGCTTCTCCAGCCTGCGCGGCTTGGATGCGGGCGGCTTCGTCGACACTGATGCCTTGCGTGCGAGCAAGCTCAGCGGCGCGGGCTTGTTGCACGCGGGCGGCTTCTTCCTGAGCCATGCCCTGAACCCGAGCGGCTTCTGCGGCGCTCGCCTGCTGAATACGAGCTACCTCGTCGATGCCAATGCCCTGAGTGCGTGCAAGTTCCGCTGCGCGGGCGGCCTGAACCCGAGCGGCTTCTTCCTGCGACATGCCTTGTACGCGGGCGGCTTCTCCGGCTTGTGCCTGCTGAATGCGGGCGGCCTCTTCGATGCTGATGCCTTGGGTGCGCGCCAACTCCGCCGCACGGGCCTGCTGTACGCGTGCGCTCTCTTCGATGCCGATACCCTGAGTGCGCGCCAGCTCGGCTGCGCGAGCCTGCTGGACACGTGCCGCTTCTTCGATACCGATACCCTGCGTGCGGGCAAGCTCTGCTGCGCGAGCCTGTTGGACACGAGCGGCTTCTCCAGCGATACCACTTTGAACGCGGCTTGCTTCGCCAGCCTGCGCTTGCTCCGTGGACATACGGGCGGCACGGTCGGCTTCAAACATGCGCTGGGCATCGCCATAGGCGGTCGACAACCCGCGAGACTGAATGTCGCGCTGACGATCCATAAGATCGCGCTCGGCCAAACCTTCCTGAACAGCCTGACGGCTGCCGCCAAAGGCCCCAGCTTGCACCGCGCGTGCGTTGCGAGCACCGCGCTGAATGCCGTAGTCCTCGATGGCCTTGGCCTTTTCTACGTCCACGACCTGCTGCATGTATGGGTCCATATACTGACCCACTGCACTGCCAGTGAATTGCCCCGCCGGGCCGAACTCATATTGCCGATAGCCCGCTTCCGAAAAGTCGGCAAACGGTGACACCTGACCGGCTTGGAAATCAGCAAACGGAGCGGCTTGCCCTGCTTGGAAATCAGCGAACGGGGACGCTTGACCAGCTTGGAAGCCAGCAAACTCTCGTCCTTGGGTTTCACCGAACCCGGCGAACGGGGACGCTTGACCAGCTTGGAAGCCAGCAAACTCTCGTCCTTGGGTTTCACCGAACCCGGCGAACGGAGAAGCCTGTGCGGCTTGGAACCCGCCGAACTCTTGACCTTGGGTCGCACCGAACCCGGCGAACGGGGATGCCTGCGTAGCCTGAAAGCCCGTGAACCCCTGCCCCGGAGTGGCGGAGAAGCCGCTGAACGGAGAGGCCTGACCTGCTTGGAACCCACCGAACTCGGTGAAGTTGCCCGGCGCGTACTGACCGAGCTGGCGCGCAAGGCCGATGTTGTCTATCGCGGTGCCTTGGGCTGTTGCCAGACCCGTAATGCCGGAGCCCGCAATGTTGCGGGTCAGAGCGCGCGATGCGTTGATATCGGCGACGTCACCAGACTGAGCGATGCGCTGGGCACCGTAAGGCTGATATGGCTGCAGAGACTGCTCTTCGCCGCGCCCAATGAGGCGCTCGAAGTAAGGCATGAACTCCTTGGGGATGTTCGTCTGCGTTACGGTCTGTTGGGTCGGTGCCTGCTGGCTGCTTCCGCCGGTGCTCATACCAAGCCCTCCCGATATTGCTCAAGCGTTTCGTGGTGCGTGAATAGGTGACGCACTTCCATGCTGACAGAGCGCATGAAGTCACGCCCTCGGCATATATAGATAACATAGGCGATCAGTTCTGCATACCAGTCGCGAAGCACATAGGAGAACACGCGGTCGTTGTCTGACCCCTTCTCCAAAGTATTTGCATCCAGCCATGCGTTGATGCCGGTCACGATGATCGGGATGAGCTGGCCCTTGTGGCGGTCAAAGAAGGGATTCACCGGCAGCTCGGTCAGACAGACAAACAGCGTGCGAGCCAAATCGGCATCGGTCACGGGCTTGTCCTTGTCGACGAGGTCGTCGAACACCTCGCAGATATCGCCAAACTGCTGAATGAACCAAACAGCGTTGCGGTCCTGAGTCCACTCAAAGAGCTTCCGGTCGCGCATCGCGCGCCACTCTTCGGTGTCAAAGTCAGGTGTCATGCGGCAACTCGCTTCTTAAGGGCATCGGGTGCCTTGGACCCAGCATCATTGACCGAGGAGAGGAACCCTCCGCCAAATTTCTTCTCGAGGGCGTCGGTGGCGTCCTTGCGAAGAACAAACTCTCCGTCTGCCAGCAGCACGTCCTGCTGACCATCGATGGTGGCGGGGACTTTGTCGTCGACGCCAGAACCGTCGCCCGGTCCACGCACCGCGCCTTTTTCGCCGTTGGCGAAGCGGCCTAGCGTTTCGTCGAACTCGCCAGACTGTACAGAATCCACCAGATCACGAAGAGCATCTTCTCCGTACTTGGCAAGGAACTTACCAAGGGCAATCTCAGGCTGGGGGTGCGTACCCTTAATGGCGGAGATTGCATCGACAATTTCGGTTTTCTCGTTACCCGCAACAGGACGCTTGGTTTCGACTTCCATGGCTCCCGTTTCGTCGTCCATCTCGATCTCAGCTTTACCTCCCTCAGCGTAGGGCAGAACTCCGCGATCACGATAGGCGGTGAGCGCGTCGTAGGAATAGGGCGTCGACACACCGTAGTCGAACTCAGGGGACACACCGGGCATGTATTCGGCACCGGGGAACTGAGCTTGGCGTGGAATAGGTTTCATCTCAGAGGTGCCCGCGCTGGTCGGCTGGGTCTCTGGGAGCTCCATGGTCTTCTGTGGGGTGGCTAAAGACGCGCCCATCAAAGCGCCAATACCTGTCGGCGACTGCGAGAACTGCATACCGCTCTGGATGCCTTGGCCGAGCATGCCTGAACCAAACAAGCCGCCGCCCGTTGACGGTCGAACCGGAGGTGCCATGGCCGCCGTGGCAGGAAGTCCAGCCGCCTGAGCTTGAGCAAGATTTTCAGCAGACGCGCCCATCGCACCGCCAGCTGTGCTGCCCATAAGACCTCCGACAAGCTTGCCGCCAACGAACGATCCGAGCCCTGCTTTCAGCCCCGCGCCGATGTCTTTCTGCTCAATCGCCGTGCCGAGCCCCGTGCCGATAGAGCCCGCGAGAAGAGGGCTGGCAAGAGCCGCAATGCCTGTTGCACCGGCCAGAGCGGGGGCGAAGGCGGACCCAAGAAAGCCCAAGATCATCGGCAGCATGGCATAACCTCACATTGGTGCGGCAAAGGTAGCAGATGTGTGTTCATATCACAATCCGCAGCTCCCCCGTCGCCGTCTTGTAGACGTCATTTACGGAAAGACCACCGGTGATCGCGGCGGCATTGTTTGCGTATGTCGGCAGATTTGTCAGCGTCACAGTTGTGGCCTGCAGGGGGCCGGGATTGTTAACCTGCTGCGCGAATACCGCGAAGGCCCGGATGACCTGTGCCATGTACGATTTGTTGTACTCGTTCGGTGGAGTCGGGAAATACGGGACGGGGTTCTGAGACGCCATTACTTCCTCCCGTCGCTTCGGATATCGATCCGGGGATCACCCAACCGCCAAGCCGTATTTGTCTGATTGGACTCGATGCGAAGCGAGATCGACCGCCCCCGCAGGCGCGTGAAGAGCTGCGTTGTAAACTGCTCGACCGGCAGGCTTGCCGTCTTCACGACTGGATCGGCGTCGGAAGCGAAGTAGGAACCTCCGGGGAAGTTCCGGGCCTTGAGGGTGAAGGTCGCAGTCGGGCTCAGGTTCGTCGAGTTGCGGAACGTCAGGTCAGGTATGACCCGGTTTGCAAACATGAACTGATCCCCGTCGCCCATGTCCACGACGCTAGACTCGATATAGCAAGAGAGCGCGGTCGCCGGGTTCTGGCTACCGTCGTTCAAGCCATTCTCGTGGTAGTAGACCAAGTTGTCTGTCGAGGCGGCAATCGGATAGGACATGACGCCACGGTCTTGCCACGCCGTTCTAGCCATGACCCCGTAGTACCAGATACGCTGCTCGTAGTTGTAGACCACATAGCGGTTGTTTTCGGTGCTGGAGGCTGACGGGTAGAACCACCAGACTTCCGAGAAAGCAGCGCTGTGCCCGCAGAAAACCTTCAATCCCTGCGTCACGTTGATATCACTGAATACATATTCTTTGACATCGCAGGGGAGCTGCGTCACGGCCCCGTCGTAAACATAGAACTCGCCTTTCCCCATCCAGTAAACTGCGTCACCGACGGCGACTATAGAGTTCTGGGAGATCACCGAGATGTTGGAGGATACTTCCTGAATACCGAAGGTAAACGGATCGCCGATGTACTGCATGGCGTGGGCCGAGGTGTCCGTAAGGACGATGATCTGTTGCTTGGTCTGCACCGCGCCGATGATCTCGGAGCCCGTGCCGATCCGTAGTTCGCCAGCCGTCGTTGTTGGGAGAGTTTGCCACTCAGCCGGGTTTTCCTGATCAGAAAAACGAATGACCAGAGGGTCCTGCACGCCGGGGGTCGCCTCGGGGTCGCAGCCAAAGGCAATGACGTGCCGGTCACGTTCCGACACCATAACTTGTTTGGCAATCACAGGTGCCATGTTCGCGCCCGGAAGGTCGGACAGCGCGATAGCGCGTTGGGACACACCGATGCTGGAGTCCCAGTAGTAAATCCCGCCATCATGGACACAGGCGAGCAAGTCTTCACCGAAGTTGTCTTGCGACCAAAGTCGTAGCTGCGCACCAGACAGAGAGATGTCAGCGCCAGAGCCCCATGTTCCGCGAGACCAAACGCCTGCGCCCCAACCAGCCCCATAGACGGAGCTGTCGAGACCTGTGGTGATCTGGTAGGCACCAACAACTGCGGCCCCGCCGTTCCCGACATCAGAGGTATTCGCGGCTGCAGCAAGAGTGATCTGATAGCTGTTCGCGTCGATGATGGATGTGATCTGGTACTCTGCGTTCAAGACCGTCGCCGTGACCGTCCCGCCAAGGCTGACCGCTCCAGAGAACGTAACGAAGTCGTTCGTCGATGCGCCGTGAGCTGTATTGGTAACCGTCAGAGTCGTGGAGCCGTTAGTGGCCGCAAAGGTCACAGCTCCCGGTGCGGTTGTCACCCGGATCGGAGTGATGTCATTGAGGCCGCCCCCGCGAATCACGTAAAGCTTAAGGTTTGTTCCTGCGCCGACATAAGTCGATCCTGTTAGCGTCACCCAAGGGAACAGATGGCGGCACGTGCCGAGCATCGCCGTGCGCGTGAACTTCGTCCAGCCTCCGATAGTCTCCGGCTTGTTTGCACGAAAACGGACAAGGTTGCAGTCCCACCACCCGCCTTCGTTAGCGTAGGCGGTTGTCTCTCGGTTGATGCCGGGACGGAAGACGAGCTTTGTCAGAGGCATTTTTCGGTCATCTCGTTATGGCTAACGACGGAGCGAAGGAGGCCCTCGTCATTCTCTGACAGCCAATCTACCACATAATCGTCGCCGATGTATATCGGACGGGCGATGTCGCAGAAATCACCGCTTGGTGTCACGCACCCACTTACGAGCGCGAGACTTGAGAGACTCACGATCAAGAGCTTCAATCTCATTCTCGACCTCCTTGGCGTCCCGTATGGATTTCAGCTTGATGACGTTGCTATCAGCCTGCGCCGATTTCCTGCCCCCGAACCAGCTTGCCGCCAGAGAGAGGATATGGAGAACCGGGCGCAGGAGTGCCGAGAAAAATGCCTGCCAAATCATTCTTTGGCGCGCTTCGCGTAGATCGACCAGATGGCGGCAGCCAGAGTGGCCGCAGCGCCACCGACGGTCGCAACGGTCTCGGCGTCAGTGACACCCTGACCAACAAAGTACCCGCCGAGGGCGGCAACAACGGCGCGCACAACGCCTGCGATCTGTTCACCAGTCATGGCAGTCTCCTATTTTGCCGGATAGACCCGGCGGTCCAGTTCCCAATGCGGGCTATCCCAGCCCCAGTCGTAGCCGAAGGTCATCTTGATCTTGAGCCGTTCGGCTTCCTGCTTCGCAATGGGGATGAGGATGTCGAAGAGCCGCTTGTTGTAAAGCTCCTCGGTTTCAATCTTCCCGTCGCGGTCAAGGTCGATATAGGGCACCACGTCGATGGCATGGCCGGTCAGGTGGCGCGAGTTCAGGGTCTTAGTCGCTTTGGCCGCAAGGAGCTGCCTTTGGCGCTCCAGAGTTCGCATGCCTTCAGTGATGCGGAGAGGCCACGGGGCCGCTTGCAGGACTGCGTCAGCCAGCCGAAGGAGGTCGGGGTGAACCCCGGCCCGACGATCTGTGCTGACTTTGTCCCACTGCCGCATGTCAGCCCCCTGTAGTCTTGGCGATATATGTCAGGCCCGCACCGATGATGAGCCAGAAGCCCTTGTCAATCAGCTGGTAGACGACGCCTCTCTTCGTGGAAGTCTTCTCGACTTCGGCAAGACGCTCGTCCAAATCGGCGTGCGCCTCGTCATACCTATCCATGCGCTTGAACAGCGTTACCATTCTCTCTTCGATCCTTGCCATGGCGGTCACCACCTTGGTCAGCTCGTCGATCTTGTCACCGAGTTTGTCGAGGTTCTTTTCTATGCGGTCGAAACGCTGGTCGTCGGCCATGGTCAGTCCTTGTCACATAACAAGCTTCGGAGTAACGGCAATGATCGCACCAGCGGCGGTTGCCAAGAAGTCTTTGTAGTCAGGAGTCCCGTGCCCGGACAGGTCACGCAGCTCCTTTGCGAGTCCGGCGAAAACGCCAGCCATCATACCATAGATTGGATTCCCCACATAGAGGGTCACGGAGGCAGCTATCGCTGCCCCCGCCCAGAAGTGTGCCTGCTTATCCAGCGGAGGCAGTTTCACCACGGAGTCCCCGTAGCAGTGGTAGGGTTCTGTTGCGCTGCGATCTGCGAGGCAAGCGAGGCCTCCGCAGCGTTTTTATCAACCTGCTCCCAGACCCACGACAGAACGTCCGCCTCCGTTACATCGGCGTAAGGCTTGAAGCCGGGGGCCGACGGGTCGGGCGAGAAGCTCGCAGTGCCATAAGCGGATGCTGCGTAATCTCCGTCCTCAGCGGCCACGCGCCAGTGCGCCACCGTGATGCCGCCGGTGCTAACTTCACGCTCGCACGTGGAGATGGTCCAGTTATAGGCAATGGTCATTCGTCGGACTCCTTCTCAGACAGAGATTGGGTCAGCATGACCATGAAGGCATTGCGACCCACGTTCAGCTGATCGAGGTTGAACTGCGTGGACCCAATCTTGCGGTCCAAATCGGCCACATGACTGATCAGGGCTTTCTGCTGATCGGTCAGCTGGTCCTCAGTGTAGTCGATGTCGTTGATCGTGATGGTGACTGGTTTTTTCTCGGCCATCGTGATCTCCTTTCTGTGGTTAAACGGTTGCGTAGTCTCGGAAGAAAGTATCGACCTCGGCAGAGGTCTTACCTGCGGCAGTGCCCATGGCAGCTACCAGAGGGTCGTTGCGAAGCACCTCGGACGGGCGCAAGGCGCGTGCTTTGGCTGCGAAGCGCTGCTCTACAGGCAGGCCGTCGATTACCAGCAGCACGGCCATTGGCAAAGTTCCGGCCAACCACGCTTCACCTTCAGCTTCGGTGATCCATGCCTCTGTGACAAGTCCGATCATCAACTGAGCGAAGGACAGGCGCATGGCGGCGCGTTCGGCGGCCAAGATTTCCTCCGGCGTCGGCGCTGGCGGCGGTGGGATCAGTTCGAGGCTGTATTCGCCATCCGTCCAGCCGTCTGCTGCCGGGGAGACGTTCCGGCCATCAGGAAGGGTGACCCAGCCGCCCTCAGGCACGGCAAACAGGATGGTTCCGTTCTGTTTCAGGTTCAGCATCATTACCTCCAAGCGGCAACAGCAAGGTCAATGCTAGTGGTGACGCCACCAGACGCAGTGTACGTCGTCGGCCCCTGCGACGTTGGCCGCTGATACCACGAAAAGTGAGAAGTGGCACCTTCGTATTGCGCTGTAACTACAGCGGGTGCGGGGCCGATGCTTGCAGAAACCGACATGGCTGTATTCCCGCCAGTTCCAGCTCCGAGCAGGATCGTGTTTGTCGATGTCGGCACCGTGATGTCCACAGATGTTGCAGCGCCCGTAATGGCTGTCCCGGTGAAGTATGGGGTGGCGCTGTGGTATCCGCGCACCTCGTAAACATCGAGGGCTGAGCGACCCGATCCGCCGGAGCCTGAAATGGTTTGCGACCCAGACAGGGTTGTCTCAAGATACCAAACCGATGCCGACCTTCCGCCCTGAACCCCAGTCTGCGCAGCTTGGGTCATCGCCACGCCTCCAACCGTAACGCCAGATGCTTGCGGTGTCCCAGCGGGTTCACAGCAGACGACAATAAGCTTCAGGCCAGCCGTGAACGTCTGAGCGCCGACAGGAAAGCCGTCAGCTAGCGTCGTGTTCCTGCCGATATATGACACAGTTGGCGCGGTCCTAATGTACGCTGGAACGACTGGCATCAGGGGGAAGGTCATTGCAGGGCCTGTACGTTCGCGGATGTGAAGCCGTTGCACTTGGTTACGAACACGAAGAAGTCGTTTCCGTCTGTCGTAGTGAACGCATCGCCTGTCACTTTGTCAAAGCCGGACATAGTGATCGCGCCAGCCCCCGTGGTGTTCGTGATCTGAATGACCAGAGTGTAGTCTCCCGCCGCCGACGGCTCGGCCAGAGTGAACGCCCCGCCGTTGACAATCCTCTTGAAGTTCCCGCCCACAGGGGTTGGGGTGTACGTCCCGGTCGAGAATGTCCCGTCATCGTCTGCGGTCGCGGTGATGCCAGCGTAATCGAGAGACTGCACAGCCGTGTTGGTCGCTCCACGCGCCGAGATAACGCTATTGCCGCCGGTCGTTATAGCCCCGGTGACCGAGAGGTTGGTCGCGCCGGGGTCGGTGGTGTTGCCGATGGAGACGCCGCCCGTGCTGAAGATACGCATGCGCTCTGCGTTCGTGGTGCTGATGATGACCGGGTCCGCGCCAGTGGTCACCATGGCGAGCGCGCCCGCGCTGTTTCTAACTTCCGAGAGACCTGAAGAGTAGCGCTGCAGGGAGACGCTGTCGGCTGTACCCGAGTGAAGACGCAGCACATAGGTGCCCGCGACGGTCTGCGATCCGCCGGTGACGTTGCCGCCAACCGTCATGCCCGTGCTGATCAGGCGCATCTCTTCGACGCCGTTGAGCGATGCGGCGATGATACCCGCGCCGGGCGACCAAAAGCCCGTGTCGGTGTCGCCCGTGAAGGTCAGGGAAGGAGTCCCGACCGCCCCAAGAGGCAAGGAGAAACTGCCCGTCACCGAAAGGTTGCCAGCAGTGCTGATGCGGGCGCGCTCTAGACCGTCCGTCACAAACACCAAGTTGGCCAAGGAGCTCAGCGCCGTATCGGTGCCCGCGCCGCCAAAGGCAAGCGTTGAGGCCTGACCCAGATAGCCGTATATCGACCCCTGCGCCTTCAAGGCCAAGTAACCCGAGTCCGCGCTGGTTGTGTCAAGGCTTCCGTAATGCTGCTCGGACGCCGACTTAACGGTCAGACGGCCATCATTTGACGTGGTTCCGATAAGGACGTCGCCCGAGCTGTCGATCCGCATGCGTTCGGTGCCGCCACCGCTCGTAAACAGAAGATTGGAGTCACTGCGGATAGCAAAGTCCGAAGCAGCACCGGTGAAAGCAAGAGAAGATCCAGCGCCGATAAAGCCAGTATAAGAGGCATTCCAGAAGGCAGTATAGTCACCGTACACCGACAACTTTTCAGTGTTGACCTTACTCGTCGTCCCAATGAGAAGGGAACCAGACGCATCCAGCGTCATAGCCTGAGTGAAGGTGATCGCGGCCCCAGCGGTGCCGGAGGGGGCGATGCGCCATTTGTGCACACCCTGATCAATGTCATACCCGCCGACTGGCAGTGAACTGTATCTGTATCGCCAGTTTAGGGATGGGTCAAAATACGCATTTTGAGCGATAGTTATTGCGCCCCCAGCACTAGCGGAAGCAACAACTGCACCCGCTCCGCCCACCTCTATTACTTTGAGCGCATTCCAATACGCGTTCGGCGTCACCCCGAGGCCGAGGTTGCCCGAGGCGTCCAACGTCATCGCCTGCGTGAAGGTGATGGGATTGCCTGCGGTGCCGGAGGGGGCGGTGAACCAGCGGTGTTGGCCCGAGAGTTGATTGTAACTCGACGCAAAGTCGGTGGCGATGTAGGTGTTTACACCACTCGTGCGGAAGTAGTTGTATGACAGTTCGGCTCGGTCATTCGCGCCACCGGACAAGGACGCCCGCTGGGTCTGAAACGCGGGCCACTGCCAAGCACTCGGCGTCACCCCGAGACCGAGGTTGCCGTTGCTGTCGAGGCGCATGCGTTCGGTGCCAGTGACGCCAAAGCCGAGATACGGACCGTTGTTGGTTCGGTAGACCAAGTAGTGTTCGGTAATGAACGAGTGGCGGATTGTCGGGACGCCGAGACCGTCGGTCTCAATTGTCCACATTGTTGGAAACTGATCCGACGTGTCCTTGATCGTGATGCCGTTGGCTGCTTGACTGGCCCCGAAATTGATGACGCCGATTTCCAGCTTGCCCGTGCCGGAAGCGGTCCCAATCCCGACATTGCCCGAGGCGTCGATCCGCATGCGTTCGGTGCCAGCCGTACTAAACCTATGCTGCGCTGCGTCATTAACTGCGTCCACATAGACACCCCCGGAGCGGCTGTAATGCTGGACAAGGTTTGCAGTGCCAGAATAAGCAGGGCCAAATTCAATGCCGCTTGCGCCGCCAGCCGACACGACCAGCTTGTAGGCGGGATTTGTGATGCCCAGCCCAAGGTTCCCACTGGCATCCAGCGTCATCGCCTGCGTGAAGGTGATCGCGGCCCCGGCGGTGCCGGAGGGGGCTGTGTACCAAGAGTGTGCCCCAGCGACTTGAATATATTTTGTTGCAGAACCAGAACCGTAATATTTATCGGCAGAGTCGTAGTAGTAATTAGTGGCAGCCGTCAGCGCAGAAACCCCAGCAATATGTGAAGAGTTACCAATTTGAAGCGCCGTGTTTCCAGCACTCCAAGCACTCGGCGTGACCCCGAGGCCGAGGTTGCCGTTGCTGTCGAGGCGCATGCGTTCGAGGTTGTCGGTATTAAAACCAATAGCGCCATCACGTGCGCCCGAGCCACGATAGAACTTGAACGCAGCAGTATCGCCGCTGGTGGAGTACCTAAGGCCAAAAGAAGCTTGCAGGGTGCCTGAAGTAACGCCAGCAAGACCGTTACCGGCGTAAAGCTGGAAATTGATGTCAGACACGCCATTGGCAAGAATGGCCTGAGTGGAACTAACAGTGGTCCCACCTAAGTTAAGCAGCGCGCCAGTAGTGACGCTCGTCCCAATCCCGACATTGCCCGAGGCGTCGATCCGCATGCGTTCGGCGAAGGTAATCACAGAGCCTGCGGTGCCCAAGGGAGCGGTGAACCAACGGTGCGATCCGGTCGCTTGCTCGTAGCGCGTGGCGGAAGCGCTATTCATATACTTCCAAGCAAACGCCCCTGAAGAGACGGCGTTGGAAGTCAAGTTGACAGGATAGTTGTCAACGTCTAGCGCCTGCGCAGTAAGAGCTCCGCCCCAGTTCCCATGAGTAATTTCAAAGGCCCGACCATAGCCGCCAATGTTGGGTGTACCACCAAGGCCGAGGTTGCCACTCGCATCCAGCGTCATAGCCTGAGTGAAGGAGATTGTGTTGCCAGCGGTGCCGGAAGGGGCGTTGAACCAACGGTGTTGCCCCAAAAGCTGTTCGTAGCGGGAGGCGGTTGAAGTGATGTTGTAAATGAACTGCCCTGAGCTGTTCACGTACGTGTTGTGACCAAGCCATACTTCCGAGCTTCCGCCTCGGTTCAGAGACAAAGTGTTCCCGATCTGCAAGGCACGTTCAGTGCTGCCCCAAGCACTCGGCGTCACCCCGAGACCGAGGTTGCCAGCGGGGTCAAGGGTGGCAAAAGATGTACCCGCATCGTTCGTAACGGAAATGACCCCATCATTAAAACGAATATCCCGACGCGAGGCGGCGTCCTGCAAGACCAAAGCGGTAGCGTTTGAACCATATAGGTTAAGGACGCCGGAATGCCCGCCAATAGAAACAGGGCTTGCCGTACCAATCCCAACGTTCCCAGCGGCATCGATCCGCATGCGTTCGGTGTTGCTCACCCCAGTGGAGAAACTGTAATCCCCCGTCGTGTTGCGGAAGTTTAACCCAGAGCTTCCTCCGACCTGACTAACGTATGCCGCAGAGCCGTTGTGTATCACCTCTAAACTGTTCGTGCCGCTTGGCCCATAGACAGAAAACTTGCCTTGGCCTGACCCTCGCCCGACAGAAAGATTTGTGTTTACACTGGATCGAATATCAAGCGAGCTATCAGGACTGCTGGTCCCAATCCCCACGTTCCCGGAACTGTCGATCCTCAGTCGTTCGGTGCCAGCCGTGGAGACGGCGACGGTGTCAGCCGCCGGGGACCACATGCCCGTGTTCAGATCGCCCGTGAAGGTGATTGACGGAGTGGCAACTGCACCGAGGCCAAACGAGCCCGTGGTGGTGGCGATGCTGGTGACACCAGAAATCGTGCCGCCGGTGATATTGACGCTCGACATCGCGAAGTGGTCGGTCAGGTTGACCACAGCGGCAGATGCACCGCCACCGTTCGAATAGATCACGCCGCTGTCGCCAGCCGCGATGGTCACGTTGCCGCCGGAGCCTTGGGTAAACACCACGCTTTGAGCAGTCGTGTTGTAGACAAAATAAATCTTTGCCGCGTCGTTCGGCGCGATGGTGATGGTATGGGTGCCGCTCGGGCTGCCCGTAAGAACCAGCAGTTTATACTGCCCGTTCGACAACGTCCCATCGGTCGTCGTCAGAGTGGACGAAGTTCCAGTCAAAGATATGGAAACAGAGCCGTTGATGGCCCTGTCGAGAATCGACATGTTCGTGTTTACGACGTCGCCCCAGACGCCATCGAGTTCACCATCACCCGGAAGTTCGATCCCAAGGTTATTCGTGTATGTGCTAGGCATCGGTCATCCTCACGGGATAGTGGGGCCCCAGTCGGGGGACTGTGCTGGGATGGCGGAATCATACCCCGGAGACTGCGTTGGAACAACCCCTGTGTAGTTAGGAGATTGCGCCGGTGAAAGCTGTGCCCAGACCGGCACCTGCGACGGGGAAATCTGGCCAAACGCCGGGGTCTGCGAGGGAACAACACCGCCCCAGACGAGCACACCGCTCGGCCCCATAAACAAGGACTGGCCCACGAGGGTCACTCTCGCGCCACCGCGCACTGTTACCGACCCAACAGAAACGGCCACTTGCTGGCCCGTCACAGGAACATAGAGCACCGTGCGCGCGGTGACCGCCCCGACCAAAGCGAAAACAGACTGGCCAGCCGGGCTTACGTTCGCATCGCCAGTTGTAGCGACCTGCCCCACAGAAGCGGCGACCTGAAGACCTGTGACGGTGGAGATCGCGCTGCCCGATGCCGCAGCCGTGCCGACAGCCGCCGTGACGCCTTGCCCGGTGACAGCGACGGAAACGGGGATTTGCACCGTGACCGCGCCGACTTGCGCGGTGACTTCCTGCCCAGTGAGAGTTGTGTTTGCATCGCCAACGACAGAGAGCTGCCCGACCCCGCCGGTCATCTGCGGGGCAGTCACAGGCACAACAATCGAGTTCAGAACCGTGACGGACCCTACGGACGCCGTGAGTTCTTGCCCCGTGACGTTCACATAGGCGTTCGTAACAACCGAGACGGTTACATCACCCACCGCAGAGGTGAGCTCCTGACCGGTGACATTGACATCGGCGTCACCCGTCGCAGTGACGGCCCCAACAGAGGCAGTGACGGCTTGGCCCGCCAAAGTGACTGACGTGTCTGTGCGAACAGTGGCCGTACCGACAGAGGCCGTGAGTTCTTGCCCAGTGACATTGACCGTAACATTCCCACCGACAAAGACGGTGACGGTTCCGACCGAGGCCGTGACGCTTTGACCGGAGACATCCAGAACTTGATCTGTCGTCGCAGTTGCAGTCCCAACCGAGGCTGTGACGCTTTGCCCAGTGGCGTTGACCGATACGCTCGCGCCGGTATTTACCGTGACGGTGCCAACCGAGGCAGTGACGGCCTGTCCAGTGACGCTCAGAACCTGATCGGTGACAGCAGTGATCGATCCGACAGAAGCCGCAACGGCCTGCCCGGTGACGTCAACCGAGGTCTCAGGAACGACGGTGACGGTGCCAACCGAGGTGGTAACCGCCTGACCGGTGACGGCGATAACTTGATCGGTGGCCGCCGTGGCCGTGCCAACCGCAGCGGTAACGGCTTGACCTGCAACCGAGATGACCTGATCGGTGACCGCTGTGATCGACCCGACCGCAGCTGTAGCAGCCTGCCCAGTGACGGAGATGACCTGATCGGTGACGACGGAGACAGAGCCCACAGCCGCCGTGACGGCCTGCCCGGTGACCGTCGTGGACACGTTGACGGAAGTTGTGACTGTGACCGTCCCGACAGCGGCGGTGACGGCTTGGCCCGTGACCGAGATGACCTGATCGGTGACGACGGAGACGCTTCCGACAGCGGCGGTGGTGGTCTGTCCGGTTACGTTTACCGAAACGTTGGGGCTGAACGGCACCACCCCGTCGTCGGCCAGCGGCGCTTTGCCGAGGGGGTAAAAGCCGAGCATGCGTCCCCCTTAGGCCGTTATTGTGGCCGCAATTCGGAAGAAATCGTCGAGATCATCTTGGTCCATCCCCAGCTGCGGGGCAATATCGTTTACCAGCTGGCTGTCGCGCCGGAACTCATAGACGTCTTCCCACGCCATGGCGGCCTCGGTGCCTTGTGCGATGACCAGCGCTTCGGCGTCGTCCAGCAGGGCCATCTGATACAGTCGCTGCCGGGCCTGAAATCGGGAGATCGTCTGCGGCACAGGTTCAGGCATTGCGGGCGGATCGGGCGGAGGCAGGTATGACCCGTCGGCGGGCACATAAAAGCACCCGATAGACACAGTCGGGCCAGCGTCGGGCCATGCGGCGTTCTCAGCCGACGGCTCTTGCAGGTCGATGACGCGGTTGTCCTGATCCAGCAGCGCTTTCCTCATCAGTAATCAGTCTCCACATAGGTGCTGATGAAGTCGAGTTCGCTCTGCGCGCCGGTGGCGTTGTTGGTGATAAAAACCACAGGGGTCATGAAGGTGGTACTGGTCGGCAGGTTGGTGCTGATGGTGCCGCTTGTCTGCTGGTTCGTGGACCAGTTGACGACGCGGTAGCCGATGGAAGCGGCGTTTGGAGCCGCGAATAGCGCAATCTCATAGAGATCGGTGTTGTTGATTGGAAAACTTGCTCCCAAAGCAATAGTAGTGGGCGCAGTTCCCGTAACATTATGCACAAAAGTCCAGTTTCCGGTCGCCGCGTTCTGCCCTAGGCCGATCTTACCCTGCACAGAAGTCAGAGGGTCGATGTTTGTAGGGTTGCTCAGGGTATCCCAAATTCCGATAAAACTACGTTGCCCGGTCTGGATGGTTCCTGACAGAGCAAAGCGCGTGGCGACGAAGAAGCCGCCCAGCCCGGCAGCGTTGCCGCGCCAGATACGCAGAGTGTTAGCCCGAATATAGGCAATACCACCAGCCGTAGTCCCACTGCGGATCGTGCCACGATAAGTCTGGTTACGGAGCGACGTGGATGCCAGCGTGGGGATTTGCGGCGCGCTAGGGGAAGCCGACGTGTACGGCATCGACCCAACGACTGACGCGAAGGTGGTGGCGGTGGTTGTGGCCCCGCCCCGCCAGATGGCGATGCCATTAAATCCCATATGCGACTGGATAGGATAGTCCACGCCGGACGGGCCCATCCACTTTGGCATGGTTCTGCCAGCGATGTTTCTGGCGTACATCAGACCGTGGTCGGCCTGCGGAACAGCTGGCTCAGCCGCCTGCGCCGGGAAGTCGATGACCTCGAAGTCTTCTGCCGTGGCCGTGATATAGACCGTCGCGGAACCAGAAAGGCTCAACAGGGAACCCGTGCTGCTCTCGATCAGGGTTCGCGATAGGGTCGTCCCCGAGGTCGTGTATGTCCCGGTGCCAATCTCCCACGCAGTCGCACCGTCCTCGATGACATAGCGAACCACGTCACCGTTCAGGACACCCGCCGCCGCGAAAGTCTGAAAACCAGAAGACGCGGAACCGAGAGTAATCGTCCCGGTCCCGGTCGTTGCCGTGGTCATCTTCGCTCGGTTGGCAAGCTTTGCCATTATGTGGCCTTAGGCGATGCGGATGATGGCGTCAGTGGCGTTCGCGGCGGGGAAGACGATGGTGAAGTCACCGGCGGTCGACGAGCGATCCGAGCCAAAGTCCAACACCACGCAAGTCGGGTTGGTGTAGGTGTGGGCCGGGGTTGAGTTGTAGATCAGCGCGCCACGGGCGGTGATCGTTGCCGTCGTCCAAGTGAAGTCGCCGAAGTCCGTAAAAGCCGTGGTGCCAGAGGTCACAGGGCTGACATTGGTCAGCGTGGCACCACCGGCGGCGTAGGTGCCGGAGTTCGGGACCTCGTTGGTCGCGGTATAGGCGGTGGTGGCAGCGGTGAAGCTGGCCGAGTTGGTGTAGAGTGCGATTTTGAACGCATCGCCACCGCTGAGGCGGAAGTCATGCACACCCTCGAGGAGTTCATCCTTGAAGCTGGTGCAGACGAAGTTGCCCGTGAATGCCATGTTAGAGTCTCCTGATCAGTTCGGCGAGGTCAGGATGCCCGGCATCCTTGATCGCATTGTACACGGTTGTGCGGTCTGAGGCGATAGCCTGTCGCATATAAGACGCCACCACCTTCTCGATGTGGCTCTTGAATGCTATCGCCTGCTCTCTGATTTCGGGGGGAGCGCTGTCCGCGACAAAGATCAGTTTGTCCGCGCAGCGCGCGGCCACTTCTTCCGGGGTCGCACCGCGACCATTCGTTGTGTGGACAGCCACGACTGGCTTGTCCCTCGGAAGCGTCATTCCCATTGCTGCTGTCATGCCACCGGCCCTTTCAATACGCCCTCACGGTAGTCGTCGCGCTTGGACCGGAGATCAATACCAAAGAGCTGGAGCATCGCCTCGTTATACCGGGTGGTATAAAGCTGCAGCATGTCCGCATCGCCCTTGAGATACGTGTAGCCTTCGATCAGCGCGCCGTAGAGTAGCGCGGTTTCCGCGTTCTCGCCAAGCCACGATGTGCTGCTGTCGACGATGGACGGTGGGTCGTAGTAATACTGCAGCTCGACCTGATAGGTCGCATCCGGGGTCGGGCCCAGAATGAAGTTGCCTGTCGCGGTCGGCACGTCGCCGTCGTACTGGGCGTAGTATCTCGGAGTCGCCAAAGTCGATGGGGACGGATACGCCTCACGAATGAAGTTCATGTCCTTGTCAATCAGGTAGCTGTAATCGCCCCCTGCGGAGATCACCGCAAGAGAAAACACCGAGAGAAAGTCTGCCGGGCGAGCGAGGTAGCGGTTACCTGCGGTCGTGTTCCCGAGAACGTTCTTTCGGAGTTCAGGAATCTGCACCGTGCGGTAGATGCGCTCTTCGGCCTGCCTCACAAACGTGGGAATGTTCGAGACGAAGGATGTCTCCGCCGTCTCGAGATAATCCTGCAGAGCCTGCGAGAGCTCGGAGTAGTTCATCTATTAGCCCGCCTTGGTGTATTTGCCGCCCTTGGACGCAGCACCCATGCCACGGCAGGAGCCGCCGCCAGCCATCTTGCAGACCTTGCCACCGCTTTTCATTTCGCGAGTGGTTCGGGCGGCGATGGACTGCGGGCTCATGCGGTCGTTCATCGGGTTGGCCTTCGGACGCTTCATCGAGAGCGGCTTGGCCTTCGGACGAGGGGAGGTTTTCATCTCAGACTCCGTTGGTTGTAGTGACAGTAACTGTTCCGACAGAAGCTACCATATACTGTGCGCCGTTCCAAACTGGATTCCAACCCCATAGGGAGTTACCGGGAGCGTAGTCAGGACGCGGGTTCATAAGGGCTTGCGGGTCGTTGATCTTCACCCGACCAAGGAAGTTCTGCGGCTGATCCGGGTCCACAAGGTCTCGGCCAACGCGAAATCCCGTCTTCACCCCGTTCTGGTACTCCCAGACGAGGTCAGACAGCTTGTAAGTCAGACCGCTGCGGTCGCAGATTCCAAGCGCATGTTTCCCGCGAGCATAGGCAGGCATGGGTCACCCCAACATCATGGTGTTGAACGGAACGAACATGACAGACGACCGGTCGCGATCCTCAGAGGCCGCGAGTTCAAACTGCTCGTCGTACAGGGCCTTGAGCGGGAGCACGCGGCCCATGACTTCAGGTTTCTTCATGGCGATGTAGTAAGCCAGCCCGGCCACCAAAGCCGGGACGAAGCGCGGCGGAACAGACGTCATGTCTGCACCGATGCCCGATGCAAGACCGTCGATGCCCTTCAGGCGGTAGTAGAACAGGGTGTATGTCTGCGAGGCGTCCGGGGTCGGCCACAACGTCACCGTCGTGCTCGTGGCGAGGCGCTGCACGAAAATCTGCGTCGGGCGGCCCGTGATCAGCTTGTTGGTCTGCTGAGCATAGGTCGAGACGGAGATGCGCTCGAGCGCGGTGTCCACCTGTGAGGTGCCCGTGCCGGTGCGGAGCTGGTGCTCGATGATGTCAATCGTCCCGGTCGGCAGCGTATACGTCGCCTGATTGGCCGTCAGCACCTGCGTCCCAGACTCGATAGTGAACAGGTTCAAGCCCCGGTTCGCCCACTCGAGGGTCAGCAGGTTCAAGCTGCGCCGTGCAGTCTTCAGGTCGTAACCCGACCGCATTTCGAGGCCAGCCCGTTCAAAGGCCTCCTCAAACAGTTCCGGCAGATCGGGTACGACAACGGCCATTACTTAAACCCTTTGCGGCACTTCGCGCGGCGTTCGCAGTCAGCGGGATAGCTGCACTGGCGGCACGGCACGAAC